GACGACATCATCGACATTCTGAAGAAGTACGGGCTCGCCGGTCTGCTCGGCGGCGGAACCGCCGCGGACCTCGGCCGGGCGCCCCCGGAATAAAAACCTGCTTGTGCGAAGTGTCGATTTATGAGACATTCACGGAACTGACGGATCGCGACGATGCCACTCGGTGACGCATTCGGTGCCGCCGCAGAGCGGACGCGGCACGCGGTTCGGCCGCCCGCCGGGCGGCAGGAAGGCGGGCTGACCCGTTTTCTGGACGCGCTCGGTTCGATTCCCGGCCAGATGGTCGGCAACGTCAAGACCATGATGGATGCAGCCTACGCGCACCCGCCGGGCGTGAGCGTGAAGGACAACCCGCAACTTACCGGGCTTGTCGCCGACACCGCGCTGAACATGGTGGGAATGCCTGCACTGACCGGCGGCGTGCCGGGGTTCGGCTCCGGCGTCGGCAAAGGCATCCGCGCCTATCACGGCAGCCCGCACGATTTCGACCGTTTCGACATGAGCAAGATTGGCACTGGCGAGGGCGCGCAGGCTTATGGGCATGGGTTGTATTTTGCGGAGAATCCGAAGGTTGCACAGGAATATCGAGATACGCTCACTAGAAATTCTGTTTGGGATTATAAGCCGGGGTTTGAGATAGATAATTCAACACTCGGAGATGGGCGAGTATTGGTTACTAGCTATCAAAAATATAACCCGTTCGGCGGTGGTGGGACAAGAAGGGAAGCGTGGCCCGTGAAGGGGCTTCAAGATGAATACCCAAGCGTGGAAGCGGCTCTTGCGGACTTGAAGCGTCAAGGAAAAGTCCCTGAGGGCGCGGTTACATGGACTGATGAAAACGGTCATTTGCACGCGACCTCCGTTCCAGGCCGCATGTACGAAGTCAACATCAACGCGAAGCCCGAGCAGTTCCTGGATTGGGATAAGTCGCTGAGCCAGCAGCCGCTTGGCGAAACGCTGGCGCGCCTGGCGGAACAGACGCCGGTCAGCCCCGCCGCAGTCTACAGTTTGCGCGATGCTCGCAAGGCGATAGACGCTGGCGCGCTAGGAAAAGTGAGCGGGTCCGACGCCTACAATCTTATCGGCGGCACGACCGGACGCCATTCTAGCGGGCCTCGGCACCAGAACGCTTCCGATATTCTGCGTGATGCCGGCATCCCCGGCATCAAGTACCTCGATCAAGGCTCGCGCGGCATCATTGAAAAGCCTTTTGCCGTCCAACATAAGTCTCGTGATCCAGCTAAGCGAAGCACCTTCAGGACTATCGAAGATGCAACAAGGCATATGGAGGGTCATAATAGAGCCTATCCATACCAAAAGGGTGACTATTTTATTGAACAACTAGAAGGCACCAACAACTACGTCCTGTTCCGCGACGACATCATCGACATTCTGAAGAAGTACGGGCTTGCCGGTCTGCTCGGCGGCGGAACCGCCGCGGACCTCGGCCGGGCGCCCCCGGAATAAAAACCTACTTGCGCGAAGTGTCGATTTATGAGACATTCGTAGACCTGACGGAAAGATACAATGCAGATCAGCCCCGCCGGCCTTGCTCTGATTCGCGCGCACGAAGGGTTCCGCGCCAAGGCGTACTATTGCCCTGCGGGCGTGCTGACCATCGGCTATGGCCACACCAACCTCGACGGCTCGCCGCCTCGCGTCACGCCCGGCCTGACGATCACCAAGGCCGAAGCCGAGCGCGTGCTGACCGATACGGTCAACCGGGTATACGGCGCGGCGGTCACGCGGTTGGTCAAAGTGCCGCTTAATCAGAACCAGTTCGACGCGCTGACTTCGCTGGTTTTCAACATCGGCGAATCCAACTTCGCCGGGTCGACTCTGCTGCGTCGGCTGAATCGCAGCGACTATGACGGTGCGGCTTCGGCTTTCGCCGCGTGGAACCGGGCGACCGTCAACGGCGTCAAGCAGGCTTTGCCGGGACTGACCCGGAGACGGGCAGAGGAAGCCGCGCTTTTTCGCCGCGGCGAAATCGTGCCGACCCGGCCGGTCGAGGAAGCCGAAGTTGTGCCCGACGCGGAGCCGATGCCGCAGGACGTGGCCCCGCCCAAATCGCCGCTTCAGACCGCGTCCGAGATCGGCGCGGCGGCCTCGCCCTTCGCCGCGTTCCTCGCCTACCTGACCGACTGGCGGGTGGTCGCAGTGCTGTGCGCCGCGGCGCTGATCGGCGCCGGACTCTGGCTGTGGAGTCGCCGATGATCGAGACCGCCGCCATCGCCGCGACGTGCCTGTTCTGCGCCGCGCTGTTCGGTCTCGGGTTCCCGCCGGACGACCTCGACGGAGGGTCGCCGCAATGGTGATCGCCCAACTGAAGATCGCCGCGATCGGCGGGCTCGTCGCGCTGCTGGTTGGATTCGGTGCCGGCTGGAAAACCAAGACTGCGTTCTGCGACGCCGCGGCTACCCGCGCGCAGTCCGCGCACGACGCGCGCCAGCACAACGCCCGCGACGCCGCCGACGCGAGCGAGGCGCAGCTTTTCCCGGAACAGGAACGCGACCTGTCCGCACTGAAGGAGCCCACCGATGCGATTTCCGGTAAAATCTCTGTTGGCGAGTGCTTTGCTGCTGGCGACGTTGACCGGTTGCGCGAGCTCTGGCGCGGCCCGTGACGGCCGGATCAGGCTCGCCGCGATCCCGCAGGACATCCGCACCTGCATCGCCCGTGAAGTACCGGCGCCGCTGCCCGGCTCGATGTCGCGAGCGCAAGCCGCATCGCTGATCGCGGCGTTCCGCAAATCCGACTTGGCCAAGACGCACTGCGGCAAGCGCCTGGTCGCCTGGTACGACGCGCAAGCCCGCGCGCTGCGCCGTTGACGAAGGCCGCACCATGAACCCCTGGCAAATCCTGCTCGCAGCCGTGGCCGCCCTCGGGTTCTCCGCGACGCCAGCCCGCGCCAACGAGTGCATGACCCGCGAAGCCGCGATCATGCAAGCCGCAGGGTTGAGCGAGTCCTTCATCGCGCACCGCGAACTGACCGCCGCCCAAGTCGCCGCCGGCGCCGAGAAGATCGGAATGACCGGCGTGCCGGAAACCGCCGCGATCGCTCACGGGCTGCTGCTATTCCGGGTCGATATGGTTGCCGTGCTGATGGTCTGGCAGATCGACGGCGAGTGCGGCCACGCCTTTCTGCCGCCGGGGCTTGCCGCCGCGTTCGTCGAGGCGTTGGACGGCCGCGGCGCGTGACCCTGCCGCTGACCCCGGCGGTCCTTCGTGCGGCCTACGACTACCTCGCCACGACCCCGCCGTTCGACAAGTGGAACTTGCCGGACGGCGACGACGTGACGTTCCGCGTCGCCCGCGACCCGCAACTGTTCGGCTGGTGCGACCGCAAGCGCGGGCGCTGGCTGATCGCGATCTCGGAGACGACGGTCGGGCACACCGCGACCCTGCTCGAAACCATGGCGCATGAGATCGTGCATATGCACGAGGACGGGACCGGCGCCGGCCGCGGCAAAGGGCAGCACAGCGCGGCGTTCAAGAAATGGGCGGCGCAGGTCAGCCAGATTCACGGGTTTGACCCCAAGCGGTTCTAGGTCGCTTTTTGTCTATTATACGCTTGACATATTCCGCGGACAGGGCGTAGGGTGGCCTCGACGATGGGCAACCGCACGTCGCCTGCCTAGCATTATACGCCATTTCGTGCGCCAATTTTCTCTGTGTAAAACAATATACGCCCGTAAGTCTTTGAAATCGTTGGCGCTCCCACGGGGAATCGAACCCCGGTTTCAGCCTTGAGAGGGCGGGTGCATACTGATAAGACCGCGTATATTGGGTGTTTTCGGCTGGTTTTTCGGGTCTAACTACTAGATGTAGAATTTGTCGCTGTCGACAATGGCGCATATAGTGCGCCGGGTCGTGCGCCGTTGCGCACCGAGAACAGCGGCGGGTCAGACGGCACTTCCACGACTCGCACTCCGGCCTCTCGGGCGATCTCGACCATGGAGCGGGTGCCGCGCCCGCCAGGGAACGCAACGACAATATCCGGGCGGCCTTCGGCGAGCATCCGCCGATTCCGCGTCGGCCCTGCGCTCTTGCCGAGACGGCGCCAGTCGGCGCGGTATGTCGTCAGCAGCACGCCGCGGCGGCCCGCCCATTCGGAAGCGAGCAGATCAGCCCCGCCTGCGCCGCCCTGGATCACGAGACTGAAATTCAGCTTCCGGTGGCCGGCGTCCAAGACCTCGGCAACCCGCTTCCGATTCCAGTAGTTTCGGCCGCCACAGACGAGGACGCGAGTCACCGCTTCTTCTCCATCAAATACTCGACCGAATGATGGCCGTAGACCCGCTCGACGGTCTGCACGCTGTCGCCGAGCAGCCTCGCCACCTTGTAGATCGACTCGCCGGCCATGAGCATGTGCGTCGCCCGGCTGTGCCGCAGCACATGCGGGTTGGCGCGATCCGCGTAGCCGAGTTCCGTGCAGAGCCGGTTGAACGGCCGGTAGAAGTCCGCGCTTTCGGCGCCGAACAGATAACCGTTCCCGGCGCGGGCTCGCTCGACCAGCCAAGCGAGGTTGCCGGCGATCTGCGGGAACACGGGGGCCATGACCCGGCGCTTGTTCGTAACCCGCTCGCCCTTCTTGTACGGATTGACCCGGCCGGTCTCGAAGTTGACCTGGTCGACGTGCAACCGCTCGACCCATCCGCGCCGCGCGCCCCACCAGTACACCAGCTTGCAGAAGTGGTGCAGCGGTCCTTCGGCCGCGAGCAGAAGCGTATGCACCGCAGCGCGGTCGAGGAACAGAACCTCGTCGCCGGTCGCGGTCTCGTCGGGGAGCTCGAACGTCGGCATCGCGGTCGGCGGCACGGCGGCCGGGCCGAGCCGCTTCCAGCGCGCGGCGTGGTTCGCCGCGGCGCGCAGCACGACCAGTTCACGCCGGACGGTCGAATTGCCGCCTCTCTTGCGATCGCCCGAAACCCGCGCCCCGCCGCCGATCGACCCTGCGCGCCGCGCCTTGGCGTACTCGCGGCACGCCGGGATATCGACATCGGGGAACGGCATGTCGCCGAAGAAAGACTTGAGATGCCGGATCGCGTACTCAGCCCGCGCCGGGTCGGAGTCGTGCTCGGAGACGTGTTCGCGGTAATACTGGTCGAGCGCGGCAGCCACGCTCAGCCGATCAGGTCCGCCAGCCCCGGCAGCGAACGCCTGGCCTTCCGTGAGGAACGCAGCGAAGCGAGCCTTCGCTGTCTCAGGGTCTCGCGTACGAAGACCGAGGCGCTTGGTTCGCGCGCCAGCGACGATCTGTCCCGCGGCGTCGCGGATCGCGGGCTCGGTCCAGACGACGTTGTAGACGCCGTCACGCTGGACGAGCCGGGGCACATCGGCCTCGGGATGCGCGGGTCTCTTGCTCATGGTTCTGCCCCTCCGGTGTCGTCATGTGTCGCGCAGACAATTAAAGCGTCCGGCCCTTTCCGTCAACATTTATGTTAAATTTCCGTTATATACCTGTCATTTCACGGTGATTAACTACTTGCGGTAGCGCGGCCCCTCCCATGCCTCGGCGGCGATCGGCAGTCCCGCAGCCCACGCCGGCGGCTCCGCGACAATCTTCCCGAACTCCGCGACCGAGCCAAAGGTTGCATCGTTCTCCGCGACCAGTTCGTCGTGAATTGTGATGACGATCTCGTAGCCTGCGGCCTCGGCGCGCAGCATGGCGTCCGCCATCACGTCGCGCGCAACCGCCTGGGTGACGTTCTCGGTGCCGAGCCCGCCGTAGAAGTCGTACCGCTCCCATTTCTTCGTGACGCCGTCTACGCCCATGCAGGTGAGCGCCGGCACGACCTTGCCCCATGGCGTCGTCTTGTCGGCGATCTGCGGGTAGGCGTAGGCCAGCGCGCGGCCGGACGGCAAGCGGCAGAACAGCCACGATCCGGCCTTGCGGAATCGGATGTACTCGCCGGCCGCCGTGATCCGGCCGGGTTCGCGCACCGCGTCGATCGCGGCGTTATTGATGTCCGACCAGAACTGCTTGATACGGGGGTTTTGGCCGCGCCACGTCAGCTTAATCAGTTCGGCGGCCAGCCACTTGCGCTGCGACATGCCGCTGCGCTTGCCGCGAGACTTCCAAGCTTCGGTCGCGGATTCGCGGTAGGCATCGGAGGACAATTCCCACATCGGTTCGAACACCGCCGCCAAGTCGACGTGATAGTTCTTCGCCATCTTGGCCAGGGCGCCGGGACCACCTTCAAACCCAAGCGCGAGGATTGTCACCTTGCCGACGTTGTATTCGGGCGAGCCGTCCTTGATCTGGCCGACCGGCCGATTGTAAACCTGCGAGGCCGCCAAGTTGTAGAGCTTCGGGCCGCGCCTCTCGTCGTACGCGAGCGCGGCGTCGAGCACTGTCTGCTCGCCGGCGAGCCACGCCACGGCGCGGGCCTCGATCATGGAGAAGTCGGCGGCGCGGATGATCCGGCCTTTCGGCGCGGCGATCATCGAGCGGATGCAGTCGGACACCACCGACAACGCGGGGCCGTGCATGACCTCGATGTAGTCGGCGTCGGCCAGCATGAGATCGTCGACGACCTTCGCCAGATCGCCTTTGAGGCTCGGACGCGGAAGGTTCTGAAGCTGCGCGCCGCGGGCGGCCCACCGGCCTGTCGACGCGCCGTGGTATTGCAAGTTGCCGCGCATCCGGCCGTCCACCTGGCGGCGCGCGAGCATGGCGTTGATCTTGGCCGTGCTGGTCTTCGAGCCCTCCTGGCGGATTTCCAGGGCTCGGCGGACGTTCGGAGGCAGGTCGTCGCGGACCAGCAATTCGAGGATCTGGTCTTTGGCCACGCTGTCGGCGTCAATGCCGTGCTTGCGGACGAACCCGATCAGGTCGGCGACGTTGGATACGCCGCGCACCGCGTAGTCCGTGACCTTGCACATCTCGGCGTCGAGCCGCTGTTGCGTCTGCTTGACCACCTTGTTCGCGGCGTCGCAGAGTTTCTTGTCGACGTAGACGCCGCGGTCGTTGATCCGCTGGTCGAGAAACCAGACCTGCAATTCCTTGTCGCTGAGCGGCAGCAGCCGCTTGTAGCAGGCGATCTCGGCGCGTACGTCCTGTTTGCAGTATTCGCCGAGGCGATGTAACCGCTCGGTGTCATTCCACCAGACGAACGTCTGAATCCGGTCTATAAACTGCTCGGACCTCGGCCTCGCCATCTGCATCATTAGCCGATAGCCGGCGGCGTCCTTCTGCTCGGGCAGGCCGAGCGCGCCGGCGGCGTCGTCGAGCGCGCCGGGCAGCCCCATGGCGTAAGCCTGCGCCATGACGCAGCGGTATTGTTCGAGCCGCGGCACCGGCCAGCCGTGCTTGGGGCCGAGGATCGCGCGCCACGCCAGCCGCTCGAAGTTGGCGTTCCAGGCTGCGGTCAGGCCGCCTTTAGTTACGTGGTCGGCTAATTCAAGCGGACACGGCTCGCCCGGCCACCACAGCTTCGGCTCCTCGTCGCAGAAGCTGTAGGCCGCGCACCAGACGCCGGTCGACGGATCGTCGAAATAGGCGTGCGCGCCGACCTTCTTCAAATCGGCGGCGCTGCGGGTCTCCAAGTCGATATGGAGGAGCGCGGTCATCCAAAGCCCAACCACAGAGGCCCGAGTATCGCTGCGGCCAGTGCTATCGCCAGAAGCAAATCACACACCCAGGCGTAGCGGCGTAACGGAGGCGGGGGCGCCCATAGGCTGCGGCGCGTGGGCGGCGAAGGCGGGCCAGGAAAGGTCAGAGGCACCCACATCGATCCCGTCATCCTATTAGGTCGTCAGATGTATCCGCCGGAGCCCACCACGTTCCGCGCAGTCCGCAACTACGCAGAATCTCGGCGTCTCTCTCTCCGTAAGCGATCAGGCACGACGGAGCGCCGCCGTTGGCGACGCCGGGTTTGCCCCCGGCGTCACAGAAATTCAGTCGGCCGTGTAAAAAGAGGACGCCATGAGCAGCGTTCCAGATATAGTCGATAAACCATCTGGTCTCGGTGCGCGCGAACGTCAACGCCGTCCCACGGCCATGCTGCGCCATCTTACGTAGCCACTTGACGGCCCCGCGGCTGTAAGGCGGGTTCAACCACACCCGACCGAACCACGGTTGCACCAGACCGTCGTCCACGGCCGTGTACTGCTTCGCCGCAGTAGCCCACGGCATGACAGGGGGACAGCACGGGTCCAAATCGAACGGGCCGAGCGCCGCCAAGATGTGGGGCGGCGTTAGCCATGTGTCCGATTTCATTTTAGACGACTGATGCGTATGGATCGCCACGGGTCATCCGATCAGGTCGTCAGCCGATAACGATCGGGGCAATTCGCGGATCGTAAAGCGGAGGACCAGATGCCGATGCCGGCGAAGAAGTGGCATTGGGCATAGCCTCGGATATCTGAAGGGGTAACGTCACGGATGTCCCTCGTGTCGATGTCGCCAGGTGCAATCAGGTTCTGCTGCATGAGATTATACAGCCAGTGAGCGCAGCGCGGGTCGTTCTCATTGTAGTAGACGGCCATCCGATCCCCGATTTGGGTACGAACATCCCCAAATCGGGGATCAGTCGATCAGCGACATGCCGAGCGCGTGCATGTACGTGTCGAGGATTTGCGCGTGCTCTTGGCGTTCGCCCGGGTCCTGCTTGCGCAGCCGGATCACTTCCCGCAGCGCCTTCACGTCGAATCCGTTCGCCTTCGACTCGGCGTAGACATCGCGGATGTCGTCCGCGATGGCTTTCTTCTCCTCCTCAAGCCGCTCGATCCGTTCGACGAATGCCTTGAGATGGTCCTTAGCGATGCGGGGTTTGCCCGCATCGCTGTTGTGGCCGATAGCCGGCGATGTCATACGTCCGTTTCTCCGTTAAATTTCCATGCCTCGTCTTGCCGCGCCGAACCTAGCCCGGCCGCGCCGCGCCTCGCCCGGCCCATCCATGCCATGCCTAGCCCGGCCCGGCCGCGCCGTGCCTGACCGAGCCCGGCCCTGCCACGCCTGATCTACTCAAACCTGACAACTCCGAACCGGCCGAAGGTCGGGCGAAAATCGCCGACGCCGACCAAGCGGCCCGCCTGTTCCGTCGTTTCGCGAAGCAGTTGCCGGTCGATATATTCCGGCAGGTTCACCGCCAGGTCGAAAGTCGCGCGCCATCCGGCTTTGAGCGCGGGCCGCGTGCGGTTGATACCGTTGCGCTGAATCGTGACGCGGCGCGTATCAAGATAATCCCATTCGGATTTTCCGAGCGAGGCAAGCGGCGTCAAACAAACGACGCCCGCTTTGAACAGGTCCATTGCCGATTTGCGCGGAGAACGCGGGTCTTGACGGAACTTCGCTGCATGAATGAGCGCTTGGCGAACGTACTCGCCCGGCAGCGCCAGCGTTCCGTCGTCGCATCGGTAGACATACGACTCTACGTCGTCCGATTTCTTCGCGCGGCTGTTCTTCCCCGCCACGGCCTTAGCCTCAACCGCTTCGCAATTCCAGCGATGGAAAAGCAAGTCGGCGGCACCTTCGATCGTCAACGTCACCGCGTAGGGCGCGCTGACCTCGATCGCCTTCCTGCCGCCGTTTGTCTTCTCGTTAACCTCAGTCGCAACCAGCATGTTTCGTCCCTCCTGATGTGTTCCTTGCCAAACCACGCTTCGCCACGTCGGGCCGCGCCAAGGCTCAGATCGCCTCGCCGCACCGAAGCCGCGATCTATTCAAAAAGGCTGTCACTGCTCTTTGCCCCCGCGCCGCCCGCGACCTCGACCTGCTGGAACTCCTCGTCGGCGGCCGGACGCACCGCGGCCAACGGCTCGGCGTGATCGAGAAGCTGCACATTCTGTAGGCCGAGCGAGACGCCCTTGCCGCCGGTCTTGTGGTCGTAGGCGTACGGCCGCACCGAAATGCGCGCCCACCGTCCGGCGTAGACCTCGTCCTGCTGGTCCTCGCCGACCACCGACTTGTCGGCGCGCACGATCTGCGGCCGGGTCGGCGAGTTGGTGCGGATCAGCACCGGGAACTCCGCCGCCTCGACGCCGATCTTGGGGTGATCCTCGGTCTTGAGGAACGGCTTGCGGACCTTGAACTTCTTCTTGTAGTCCGGCCCCCACTTCTCGACGCACACCGCCTCGACGGCTTCGGCGAGCAACGCCAGGTCGGCGTCGGTCGGGAACACGACGGACGCCTGAAACCGCTTCTTGGCCTCGTCGGTCTCGCCCTGCGGCAGCACGGCTTTGAACAGGTTCGGGTAGCAGAGCCGCCCCTTGGCCGTGATGACGTTGCCGCTCTTGGACTTCTCGCACTTGGTCAGGTCAACCACTCTTGGTTCTCCTCGGGTTGTCGAACGACAGAATGCCGTTCTTTCTACGATCCGGTCAGCCGATCAGGTCGGCAGCCGGCGCGAGACGCATCCGCGTGCGCTGCGCGATGTACTGGTACTTGAGATCGCCGAGCCGCCGTTGCACCAGGGCAACGAGCCCATGGCCGCTGGCGCGCATCGCCGCCTTGCCGACCGTATCGGCGAGGCGCTGGTCCGCGGTCTGCGGCGGGTTGCCGCCCCCACGGTCGTTGTAGAGATAGCCTTCGTGGTAGACGACACTCTGCCCGCGCTTGGCGCGAGCGAGCCACTTGTCGAATTCAGATGCGTTCATGTGCTCTCCTGTTTCAGATCGCGATCATCGCGTACGGCAGCCAGCGGGGATCGAAACTCACGCAACCTCCCCGAACTCGCTCGCGTCCGCCTGCGCGGCGGGCCGCGGATCGCTCTCCAGCGCCAACACGGTGCCGGACGATTCCTTGCTGACGTAGTCGGCCAAGGCGGCAGCGCGGGCGGCTTTGTTCTTGCCCGGCATCATCGGCTCGATCTGCGCCGGCGACTTCAGCTTGCGCGGCTGGTAGATGTCCTCGATGCCGAACGCCTCGGCCAGCGCCCACTCGACCGTCGACTCGTCAGTCCACTTCCGCGTCGCGCGCTTCGCGACCAGCTTCCAGCCCGGCGGCGTGCGGCCGTGCGCGGCTTCGAGATGCGCGTGGTCCTTGACCCGGCGGCAGAAGTCCTCGATCTCACCGACATGGCCGAGCAGCGCCGACAGCCGCTCGCCGGAGAGCTCGGCGACCACGGGCAACGTCATGTCGCCAACTGCGCTGAACTCGGCTTGCGCCAAGGCGAGCGCGTGGTTGCGCCGCTCGGGGCAGACCGCGCCCGCCGGGCAGAACTTGCACCACTCGCCGGCCTTCAGCGGGGCCTCGGGATCGAACGTCGCCAGCGCCCGCGTCTTCAGCTCGGCCTCGAAGTCAAGCAGGTCAAGCACGTCGGCTTCCCAGGTCCGCACCGGGCCGCCGGGGTGCGGGCACCGCGGCTGCACCACCGTCAGCCGCAGCTTGGCGAGGCCGCGGTTCGAGTAGCGGCGGATAGCGCCGAGCGCGTAACACAGCAGTTGGGTGTTGCGCTGCGGATCGACCGGCACGCCGCGGCCGTATTTGAAATCGACCAGTTCGAGCGATTTTTCGTTCGGATCGTAGGCGGCGAAGTCGGCGGTGCCGCCGTCCAGCCCGGCGACGCCGAGATAGGTCAGGTCGACGAACTGTTCGCAGTCGTATTCGATCCCGCCCGCGAACCCGTTGCGAGGCCGTGCGGCGATCTCGCGCACCAGGTCGAGGTAGACCTGCACGCCCTCGACCGTCTCGTCGTCGATCGGAAACGAGCGGTCTCCGATCTCGCTCTTGTCTATCCGGCGGCCGTCCGCGGCGTCGAGGTTGACGAACTCGCCGGCGAAGCGGTCAGCGTCGAAGCCCTTCTCGAAGCAGTATTGCGCGAGCTCGTGCGCTGCCGTGCCTTCGTCGGCGTAGACGCTGCTGGTCCGCGCGATCCCGGCCGACATGCGGATCGAACCGGGGCAGTTCCACCAGCGCCAAGAAGCAGAGGGGGCCAACCGCGCGTGGGCACGGGCACCGTGGTCGATGGCGGTCACAGCACGACTCCCTGGTTGACGACCCACAGCCCGGCGGCCGTCAAGCCGACCGAGGCGAAGAACGCCGCGAACGGGCGGCGCTCCATCAGCGCCACGCCGAGCCCGTAGCCCGCCGCGACGAGGAGGACGCCAAAGAACAGCGCGATCACTTATTGCCTCCGGCCGCCTTACGGTCGAGCAGCAAGCCTTGCAACGCGGCGGCGTCCTTCACGCCCGCCTTCTTGCAGACCGACGCCGCGAAGGCGTCGAACGCCTTCTGCTCAAGCGCGGCGACCGACCGGCACTGCGCGATATACCCACCGTACTGCGCGGGTTTCAGGTCGGGGACCAGCGTGATCCCGTGTTCGTAGTTGACCAGTGCCAGCCCCGGCATCCCGTAGACCGCGACCAAGGCGCGGGCACCGTCCTTGGCGTCGTCGACGGTCAGCGTCGTCTCGGGTTCGGCCGCGGGGATGTCCGCCGTCTCGCCGGGCAACTCGTGCGCCGGCATGTCGTCGGTCGGCGGCTCCGGTTCGGGCGTCGGCTCGTCGGCCTTCTTGGTGCTGCGCTTCGGCTTGACGGGCGCCTCAGGCTCCGACTTCGGCGGCTCGACGGGTTCGGTCTTCGCCTGCTCGGTCGCGGTGTTCGCCCTGGCGGCGGCCTGCGCCGCTTGCAGCGCGCGAACGCTGACGTAGCCCATCGTCTTCGCGACGGTGTCGAAGTTGGCCATGAACGCCGTCATGTCGGCGCCGGAAACGTGCATGTGGATTGCGGTGTCGTTCGGCATTCAGTCTTTCCTTTCGACATTGGATCCGAGAAACTTCAGGCGGTAGCCCGCCCCGTAGAGACCTTGGATGTCGAGCCGCAACGGTTCGAGTTTGCGCCGCAGATGCGACACCACCGTACGTATACTCAGCGCGGGATTCTCCGGTTCGTCGGCGCCCCACAGCCGCGCCGTCAAGTGATCGAACGTGGCCGCGCGCGGGTAGCACTCGACCAGCGCAAACAGAAACTCCGCCTGCTGCTGAGTCAGCACGGCCGCTTGCCCGCGGTAGGCGACCGTGTTCGTGTCGAGCGATACCAGCACCCGCGGCGGCTGGACTGGCGCTCCGCAGCACGGGCAAGCGTTCTTCGGCACGACGTTGTTCCGGCCCATCCCTTACCCCAAAAGCGACACGGCGCCGGTCGCCGGCGGTTGGTGATTCGCGCGATACCGTGAGTCCTCGACCGTCCATGTCGAGCAGACGTGCTCGCAGAACGCGGTGATTTCCGCGGCGCTGAGACTGGCGATCGAACGCTGGATGTTGAGGCTTGACTGCAACCACTTCGCCGCCGACTTGGCGACCGCCGCCCGCACATGGCCGAGCCGCTGGTCGTCCGGGCTCGGTGCTTTGGGGGCGGGCTTTGTCGGCATGTGTCGAAAACTCATGTTTAGGCAACACGCCCAATAGCAGACATCTCGGGCAGCGTCAAGCCGAGCAGGCGTTCCATGTCGTCAGCGTAGTAGGCGTACGCGGTCTCGGCGCTCCATTTCCAGATCGGCTCCGCGTACGGCGCGACATGCTCGTAGCCCCACGGCATCGGCGCTTCGCGATGCAGGTCGCGCTTCTCGGTCACGATCATGCGCGCGTCGACGACATGAATCGTGTCCTCGATCTCCTGCGGGACCGGCCACGTCAGGCCCGCGGCGCGGTAGATCGCCGAGTCGATACCGTGCTTCAACCGCCGGATTGCGGCTTTGACGATCAGCCCGCCCTCGCCGAATTCGAGATCGGCCGCCCCGGCGAGAGCTCGCTGCATCGGCGTAATCAGGTCGTTGGTCGCGAACTCGTGAGCGTCGTGCAGCAGCCAGTACGGTTGCCAGTCGCGCGGCAGTTCCTCGACCGGCCAAGAGCAGTGCTGCGCCACGCTGTAGCCGCCAGCCGCTCCGCCGAAGCGGTTGATGTGCGCCAAGTGATACGCCACGTCCGGCCAATGCACCTCGCCGGGATCCGGGTCGTTCAACGGAAACGCGCGGCCGGAGACGGTCTGCATCCATGGGCGTTCGGTCATGTTCGCGTCCATTCGACGTACTCGCTATCTAAATCCCGTTGCTGTAGCGGCGGTACTTCCACTTGCTCCAGCCGAGCGTAACGCCGACCTCAGACCAGCTCGCGCTCGGGTCGGTATAGTTGACGTACATGGGGCCGATCCAGACCGGGACCAGATCGTAAGAATCTCGTTTTGCTTTCCATCCGAACAGGATGCAGATCGAGCATTTGACGCGGAGCCGAAAACCCCACCAACCCCAAGCCGGGGAGCCCTGCGGGTATTCGGTGTGGTCGCCCTCCCAAATTTCTGCAATTTCGTAGAATCTTTTCAGCATCGTCGTGCTCGTTGCTCCGCCGTTATTGGTCAGCGCCGCTTCTGACGCGCGGCAAGCATCGCATCTGCGTACCGATAGGCGAGTACCGCGCCGATTTCTTCGCGGGTCAGCCCTCCTAGATCCCCAAAAAGGTTTTCCAGTTCGTATTGCGGAAGCCTGCTGCCCCTTTCCAAAGCAGAGGTCATGTACTGGCCGGCGAAGTAGTCCCGTAGCGTCATGCCCTCCCACGCTTCATGAAAGTGTGCCGGCATTGCCCATGTACATGCAGGGCCGCCAGCTTTTGTGATTTCGTCGGCTTCAAACATTGGGATGCCCTCTGTGTTGGGTTGAACGGTTTGCAGATGTCTGCGATGCGGCGCGTTCCAGCGCCTCGACCTCGCGGCGTCTCAGGTCGCGGTCCTCTTGCTCTCGACGCCATGCGATGAACTCGGTATCGCGCTTCATCTGCGCGCGGGTTTCAAGGGCTTGGATGATTTCGGCGATCATGCTCGTTGACTCCTTATCAGCGGCTCTCCGCCACCTTCAGGTGAAACAGACAGACCGCGTCGGCCTCGTTGTCGTCGTCGGTGTCGGTGCCGAAGCCACGCGCCGCCGCGATCATCGCCTTCTTGTCGGCGTTGCCCTTGCCGGTTGCGAATTTCTTGATCGTGCCGACCCCGGCGCCTTCGTAGGTGACGCCGTTCTCCTCGCACCAGGTTTGCAGCGTGCCGAGCAGCCCGCCGTAGACGTGCGCCGCGTCGGTGCCGGCGTGCCGGCGAACTTCCTCGAACACGATATGCGAGAACCCGTAAGCCCGGTGCATCTCGGCCAGCTTCGTGCGAAGCTTGACGAAGCGCATCCCGGCGCTTTCGAACCGGGTCGGCTTCAGGTTCCAGATGCCGGAGACGTTGTGTTCGGGCGTGCCGCACATGAAGCCGGTCACGGTGCCGAGGTCGAGGGCGAGGAGCGGGGTCATTGCGCGCCCTCCTTGACGATTTCAAGAGCGTCGCGCGTGCAGTACCAACGGCTGCGCCCGGCGCCCGGCCGGCCGCCGCTGTGCCCGCCCGGCCACGGCGTTTTGAAGTCGACTAAATAGGGCGCGCGCTCGCGGCCCTCGAACTGCACCACTTCCCCTTCCGCCCCGACCGGCGGCCCGTCCTCCATAGTGCAGCCGCCGTCCGGCTTCGTCGTCCGCACCCGGTCGCCGACCGCGATCTCGCGCTTCGCGGCGGCGCACTCCCGCGCGATGTCCTTCGACAGATCGCCCGGCCCCGGCAACGCGATCTCGGCCTGACAAAGCGCGTAGCCGACGATGTCGACATAGCTGTCGCGGTGGTCCGGCGTCTCGGCAAGGCGCGCTTCCTTGATAAGCCGGCACATCGCCGCCACGTCGGCGGCAGTGATGAACTTGCCGGTCACGCGGTCGATAATCGCGCGGTTCTGAAGGTGCGCGTTCCAGAGCCGCGCGACCCGTTCGAAGTTGCGCTCCGGCCGGCCATAGGCCGCGCGCCGCGCGCCGTTGACGATCTTCAGCGCCTCGTCGGCAACCGACTGTTTTATGTCCATACTGCTGACCTTTTGTCTGCGTTACAGGAAAGCCTATCGTTCGACACTCAGCCCACTACCGCACGAAACTGGATGTAGTCAAGCACCCTCCGCAGCGTCGAGACGTGGAAGCCGCGCCCTGCGCGCATGTGCCGCACGAAGTTGCGGGAGCCGGCCGCCAGTTCGCCGAACTCTGTCTGCCGCTGGCCGCTGGCGCGCAGGTACGCTTCGACGATATCGCGGAACCCCGCGAGCGACTGCGACGCGCGATGCGCGTCGGCGGCGATGTCGTCGAGCGTCACTTGCCTACTCCACCACCATCCGCTCGACCGTATAGACCCGCTTCGCCATCACGCCGCCTCCGTGAGATGCAGCCATTGGCAGCCCGGCGCCTTCATGTCGATCAGGATTTGCACGACAGCCTCCGCGTATCTGGCCAGATTCTCGTCACGCACCGCTGCGCGTTTCTTGGCGTCGGCGGCGGCGTAGGAGACGGCGTCGGCGGCGGCGGCGGCGGCGTAGGCGGCGTCGGCGTCGGCGGCGGCGGCGGCGGCGTCGGCGG